TACCTGATTCTAATAATGCTCCCATTTTAAAATATTTGGTTTTTGTTTTTTTTATTTATTATTTTATTTTACTCATTAAATCTCTCATTCTCTTGAACTGAGGTGCTTCATAAGCTTTTGACTCAGATAAAACTTCTTGAGAAGAAGATGTTGATGGAGTGTTAGAGATTTTCTCTACTACTGATTCAGTCACTGGTTTTTTAGTTCCTAATTCAGATTTAATTGTATTAAATAAGCCTTTTGACTCATTCATAGTCGAAACTGAATCAAATCTCTTTAATATGTTCAATTTCTCCTGTTTTGTTGTCGAATGCTCTGTAAACAGACGAGTAGCATAAGCCAAGTTAGCGTTAAACACCGCAACCTCATTAAGTTTTTCTTTGAAAAGAACTAACGCCTTTTTATATTCAGCATTTTGTTTTTTCAATGTTTCAACTTCTTCATTTAGTTCCGGACGTCCAGCCTTGAATTTCATACCTTGACGTGGACCCTCACCTCTAACATCGTTAGCTTGAGTTCTAGCCGCTTCGGTAGCTTCAATTTCTTTAGAATCTTCTTCCTCTTCTTCAGTAGCTTCTACTTTTTCAGAGTCAGCATCATCCTCATCACCCAATTCGATTTCGTAAATAGTCTCTTCTTCTTCACCTTCCTCAGAACCCATTTCATCCATTTCTGGACTCATTTCGTCTGACATTGGAACTGATTCTTCGTCAAGATCATCTTCTCCGTCTAATTTGATGATATACTCGTCATCACCCAAATCAAGTTCTACGTTATCTCCATCTTTCTTAACTACAATACCATCTTCAGGTTTCATAGCTTTGAAAATTTTAAGTACTTCTTCATCAGATGCACCTGTCATGTCCATAACATCATCGTCCATTCCCATATCGTCGTCGGCAGACATATCATCTAATGATGAGTCGTCTCCCATTTCGTCGAAAGCTGGTAAGTCTTCACCACCAACCTCTGAGTCTAATGAATCGATGTCTTTACTTGGGTCTTCGTTATCGAGGTCATCTACATTTTCAGAATCGTCATCTGATTCGGCGTCATCCGCTTCATCTTCAGGTTGTTCTGACATATCGTTTTCTTCCTCTTCTTTAGGATCAACATCGGTTGACGTTTCTTCCTCTTCTTCCATTTCTGATTCTTTAAGCAATTGATTTAGTTCTTCCTTCATAGTTGAAGCAAGTATACCCTTTGCATTTTGCTTTACGGCTTCCTCAAGATTTTGTACTTGAAGTAACGCTTGTTCTAAAATAGATTTTTCGCTCATTTGTGCTGTTTTATTTTAATATAAATACTTAGTTTTTGATAAAAATTTAGTTTTTAATATTCCGAGCCCTATAAAATTGATTATTTGGATAAAAATTTATCTAATCCACCCATCAATTTTTTCATTCTGTCGTCCAATGCTGGTTTTTCTTCAATACCCTCTTGGTATTGATCCCTCTCTGATGGATCTGAAAAAATGTATGCTCCAGGCGTAGATGGAGATGACACTAAGTCAAAACAAACTAATTCAAAATCGTCTTGTACAATATTTTGACCTCTAACACTTTTTAATGAACCTACACCTCTAGATGATATACCTAAAGTTGCACCATTCATTAATAGCATTGCGGCTTGATCTCCTTTGGTCGATACTATACCCATTTTCCTCCAACCAGGTGAAGTGAATAGTTTGATTTTACCCATAAGGATTTTACCGTCCCACCAAGTTTCAAGAATTGAATGTGAGACTCTATCTAAATCGATAAGTGAGGATGAAGGGTGGTTTAATTCATTTAAAGCACTTCCCTTCTTAATTAGTGATTGATATTTTTCGTTTTCTCTTTTAAGTAACGTTTCAGGGTAAATCCTTCCGTTCTTATTTGGAGTATCGTATTTTTGTAAAACGGCATAAAGGATAAGGTCTTGTGAAAAGTCCATATCCTTAGCCTCTTTTAATACTTGTTTGTTTTCGTCGGGAGATACATGTCCAGCATCATATTCTATCAGTATACCTTTCCCCGTTTCGTTTGGACCTAATATTTTCATTTATAGATTAATATTTCTATAAATACATTAGAATCCGTATTATTTTTTGGTTTTGTAAAAATTGAATAGTTTTTTCTCTTGTAAACCTAAGTCAACTATATCTTCAATAAGTCTTTTTACCGTATTTTTTAAATCTTTTGATCTCACATCAAATTGGTTATCAACATACAATGTGACCTCTAAATTCATGAATGACCTTTTTTCTAATTTAATTCCTTTAGTTCTTATATCTAAATCTACAATTGATTGTTCTTTAAAATAAGGCGTTTTTAAATTATATACTATCTCTTTTATTTTTCTTCTTGACCTATATATCACATGGTCAAAATCATCTGTTTCATTTTCTGGTTGTAACCAAGAGTTTAATTTTAAGTAGATTGTTTTTAAGTTTTTAAAATCTACCGTTCCGTAACCGATTTTAACATCGTTATATTCCCCTAAAGGAATATATTTTCCTGTTTTCATTAATTTTTCATATTATCTTTATTTTATGGTGTTAATAAAAAATAACTAAAAAAAGTCATAAAACCAAAAATTTTTTATATATTTGTGATATACTTATAAATTATGATAATTATAAATCTTTCCAAAGAAAAAAACATAGAAAGTGCATTGAGAACTTATAAACAAAAAGTTCAGAAAACTAAGCAAATTCAAAAGTTAAGAGAAAGACAAGAATTTGTAAAACCATCCGTTAAAAGGAGAAAAGAGGTTTTAAAAGCTGTCTATGTTCAACAAATAAAAAATGGTCTTAATTAAGACCATTTTTTAATTCAGTTAATCTGTAATAATTAATTTTGGAGGTATCCATCGATTGAACCTCATTTTTAACCGAGTTCAATTTAGTGTTAAATTCCACATCTTTTGACTCTGTTAGTATTGTTTCTACTTGATTTAATATCGATTCTTTTAATTCCGTTGTCTTATTAATTAAATCGTCAGACGACATGGATAAGATATTTTTTAATTCTTCCTTTTGTGATTCATTTAAAGTATTTGAGTAAAGTACATTAAAATTGTTTGCTAAAACTGTATGTAAAAGATTTTCGTTTGCAGAATACGTTGATTTTTCTGATTCTTTGATTTCTTTTTTTGTTGTTAAATGTTCTACTAATTTCTTCTTTGCAATTACTTTTTTGTCAATGTTGTTTAATGTTTCGTTTTCTAATAGTGTATCTAATGTTGAGTACAACTCATTTTCATTGATTTCAATATCCCCTAATTTTTCATTAAGAGAATTACAGATTGATTTTAAATTACTTGATTTTGATTTCAATATGGAATTTAATTCTTCCACATACAATTTAGCAACTTCTTTATCTTCGAAATATTTGTTTTCAATTTCTTCATAAAACAGATACATTTCTTTAAATTCCTTATTTTCCTTAATAGTACTAAGAATTGATTTCATTTCAGTTTTGTTTTGAGATGAATATGATTCTGTAAGTTTCTTTAAAATTTTGGTCTTAATTACCCCTATTTTGTTCATTTTTAATCGTTTAAAATGTCTTTTATTTTATTCTCTATTTCATAAATATTCTGTTGTGCTTTCTTCATGTCGAATAAGTGTTCGAAACTTAAATCTTCTTCACCTAACATACCTAATATTTTTGATTTTCTTGATTCAGATAATGGTGCTTCTCCACCTTCGGAACCACCTCCTGAAGATGGTGGTGGTGGAGCTCCCATATCACCTCCCATTCCTCCTTCTCCATTTGATGCCTCCATCGCCTTTTCTCTTTCTTCTTCAGGTATACCATATTTCGCATCTACATCATCAAAAATACCTGAACGTTTGATAATGTTTTGAGTGTTTGTCAATTCAAATCCCATTGCGCGTTCTAAACGTTGTTGTTGTAAATCTAATATAACTTCAGAATCACTAAACCCTAATATGTTCTTCTTAGCCCAAGTATGAGAAACAGGTAGAATACCAACTTGTGATTGGTCAGATGTTGCGTCTTTATAAAGAGTAACCTTTTCTTTCCAAGTTTCAATACGTAATAAGTCGGATTGAGCAGATGGGTTAGTTAAAGATAATTCAAAATTACTTAATTCATCTTCTAAACCTAATAGGTATAAGTGAACTAAAGCAATTTTATTTAATTCTTGAATTAATGATTTCTGAATTCTATTGATAGTTCTTGCAAAACGAATATCCATTAACGCTAGTGTCTTACCCTCACCAACCACTTCTTCAAAACCTAAGAACGCCTTTGGTATACGTAATGCTGCAAGTAATTTCTTTTGAATATATTCAATATCGGCAATCTCACCCAAGTTTTGTGCTCCGGGTAATGTTTCAATTGGATTAGTTTGTGACGGGTCACGAACAGGAATGAAATAATCTTGGTCTACCGCCATTTGATTATATCTCATGTCTACTTGACCATTTCTACTATCAACAACTTGGTCTCTCTTGAATTTGTTTGCTACACGTTGTACATATGGTTCAATATCCTTATCGTCCATGTTACCAACAAATACTTTAAACACACGTCTTTCAGGTGCTCTTGATGTTCTGTAAATTAACATTGCATCTTCTGCAAGTAAAAGTTGTTTCCAAATTCTTCTAATCTTATCTAACATAGAAGTACCATATGGGAGTTTTCTGTCATCACCCAATAATCTAAAGTGTGCGATTTCCCATGATTGGAATTCCATATCTTTATTTTTCCAAGTGAAACGTAATTCTCTAGTTGGTACCTTTAAATCGATATTATGAGTTGGAGTTTTACTAGATGCACCCTCAATTCTTTCTATTTCAATATTTGGTAATTGTTGACAACCAATAATACCTTTTTCAGGATCAACTTTTAAATAAACAAAGTTATCACCGTACTTACAAAGTCCACGAGTCCACATTTGTAGATTCGTGTTTATATCTAATTTTTCTTTAAATAAATCTTCTAAGATTGATTTGATTCTATCTGACTCAGAATATATCGTTAATAATTCACCTTTTTCTGAAAGGGTTGTCGATTCTTCCGCATAGATGTCTAACGCTGCAGATATTTCAGGAGTAAATTCCATCGACTCGTAATCGTAATAAGCCGCTAAACGATTTGGTTCGTAATAAACGGATTGATTATATAAAGATTGGTCTAATTTTGCGAATTTATCTGCAATGTATGAACTTTGTTGAGCCTGCAACATTGCCTTTTCAAATTCTTCCCTATTGTCCGTCTTTAAAAGTTCGTCTTTACTAAAATTAAAAGACGGTGCATCTTCAGGTCTTGTTTGACCTGGAAATCCAAACATTCTTGTTAATTTCTGAAATACTGTTAAATTTTGGTCTGCCATTGTATATAAATAGTTTTCTTTACAATATAAACTTTTTTATTTAAAAATAGTAGTTTATTTTCTTTTACCGAATAACCAAGAATATTCGGCATACGCCTCTTTTGGGGCGTTAAACATGTTATTTTGTCTATGTGAAGGGTTATCCATTCCCATTGAACCTATTTGGTCAAAAGTACTACCGTATGAATAAAATGATTTG